AGTTTTGCTTCTGGGTACGGGTTTGCGTATAAAGTATCACAAGCAGAAATTAGAGAAATGTCAGAGAGTATAGCTGACATGAACCGAGAAGCAGAATTACAACTAGCTACTCTTACTGAAGAAGCGGATAGGGCACATACAGAAGCCTTGAAGCTTAATAAAGAATTGGAGGATGCCAATGTATCAACAATCAATGCTATTAACAGCCAGCGTGATGCTTTTAAGTCTGTGCGCATGTACGACAACAGCAGGAAAAGTGGTAGTTGCACCGCAACAAAAGGTAATAATACCAGCACCACTACTGGAACCGATCAAGATAGATACGAACTTTCAGACGAACTTACAAACTTTCTCAAGTCTGAAGCTTACCGAGCAGATCAGATAGCCGCCTATGCCGCACTGTGCCAGAAGTTTGTAGTAGATAATAACTGTGGAATAAGTAAATAATGGAAACTTCTAGCAAGGGTATTGCTCTTATTAAAGAGTTTGAAAGCTTTAGAAAAACACCTTACTTGTGTGCGGCGGGAGTACCTACCATAGGCTGGGGAACCACTAGATACCCTGATAAGAAAGCAGTTACTTTAGCTGATAAAGACATAACAGAAGCAGTAGGGGATATGTACCTACACCACGACTTAACTACTTTTGAAAATGCAGTTAATAAAGCCCTTACTATACCTATACAGCAATGTCAATTTGATGCTTGTATATCACTGTGTTATAATATTGGTCAAGGAAACTTTGCGTCTTCCACTTTGGTAAAAATGCTAAATGCAGGAACTGCACCCGACTTAATAGCTCCGCAGTTTCTTCGCTGGGATAAAGCCAAAGGTAAGTCATTAGCAGGTCTAACACGTAGGCGGAAAGCTGAAATGAATCTTTTTTTAAGTGCCTAGCACATGTTAGGCTTCGCTCCTCTTGCAACTATACCAATAGCGGACATACTGCTAGGAAATACTGTCACTCTAGCGGGGCAAAACCTAACCTTAACACAATCATCAGTATCAGCTGCGGTATCAGCTACCATAAACCTTACAGGGCAGACTGCTCTTGTACTGGCTCAAAACTCTACATCAATAACTGCTGCAGCAAGCTACACGCTGGTAGGCCAAAGCCTAGCATTTACTCAAAACAACCTAAGTATAACAGCTAGTAGTGTAAAGTTGCTTTTGGGTCAAGTGGCAATGAACTTAGCTCTCAATTCAGTAGAGGCTACAGCAGCGGCAAATGCAATATTAACAGGGCAAACAGCCCTTGTGCTGACTCAAACCGATGTAGCTGTAACAGCAGCGGCAAACTATGAACTAATAGGCCAGTCTTTAACGCTAACACAAAATAGTACAAAAGAGGCTGTAGCTCCTACACTAGGGAGCCAAAACATGCAATTAACCTTGCATTCTATGCGCATGTGGAACAAAATAGACCCATCGCAGAACGCTAATTGGACGAGCATAAACACAACGCAATCATCAGGTTGGACTGAAATAAACACTGCTCAGAACCCCGATTGGACTGACATACCCACTTAAGAGATACAAAGATGCCAAGTACTTATAGCTCTAATCTACGAATAGAACTCATTGCTTCTGGTGAGCAAGCCAACCAGTGGGGTATAACAACTAATACCAACTTAGGCACCCTTATAGAGCAAGCCATTGCGGGTTTAGCCAGTATAGATGTTACTGCGGGTGATGTGACCTTAACTGCTTTGAACGGAACGACTGACCAATCTAGACAAATGGTGCTTAGTGTAACGGGAACTCCGGGGGTAGCCAGATATATTTTAGCCCCTGCTGTGTCTAAGGTGTATGTAGTTGCTAATGACTCTACTGAAGATGTTGACATAATAACTACGGCAGTAGGCAGTCTAGGGGTTACAGTTACTCCGGGCACCTCAACAATAGTCTATACGGATGGTGTTGATTTCTTTACCGCTAATGATAATGTGCTTTCTACCTATGCGCCTAATGTTGCGGTTATAACAGACGCTCTTGGTATATTGACAGGCTCTGCAGTTACAGATACAGAATTAGGTTATTTAAGTGGGGCAACTAGTAATATCCAAACACAGATAAACGCTAAGTTCGCTGCCAACTTTATCCTAAGCATATAACGGAGGCACATAGATGCCTTTACAATACCTACAATTTAGGCCGGGTGTATCAAGAGAGTCTACAGATTTAGCTAACTCAGGTGGTTGGTATGCCTGTGATAAGATACGCTTCCGTTCAGGTATGCCTGAAAAGATAGGGGGTTGGGCTCCTGCTACGTCAGCTACATTCCTTGGTGATTGTAAACATATTGTAGAGTGGGTTACTTTATCTGGGTACTACTTACTAGGTTTAGGCACTAATTTAAAATACTACATATATTCTGGTGGTGCGTACTTTGATATTACCCCAATACGAGTTACTTTAGACCTACCTACAGACCCTTTTCTACCTATATATTCTACGCTTAGTGCTAATATTTCAGCTACAGCTACGTCTTTTAATGTTGTTAGTGGTACGTCTTTTGTTCGCTTAACACCTTATGCTATTAAAATTGGCTCCGAAGAGATATGGGTAAGCACTGCAGCGGTTAATACTTTATCAGGCTGTATTCGTGGATACAATGGAACTACTGCAGCTACACACAGTGCAACTGATCCGGTAACAAGCTCTTGGCTTACAGTAAGCTCTCCTTATAATAATGCTACACCTAATGACTTTGTAACTTTTAGTGGTGCTACGGCGTTTGGTCCGTATAGTACGGCTGTGCTTAATAAAGAATACGAAATCAACTACGCTGACTCAGCCTATATTAATATAGATACTGGGGTTCAATCTACTGCAGTTACTGCAGGTGGTGGCTCTGCTCCTGTTGTAGCGGCTTATCAAGCAACTACTGGGTTAAACACTACTAGCTTTGGTGCTGGTTGGGGTGCAGGTCCTTGGAATGGCGATCATGGGTGGAACACCCCCTATCAAAGTAATGGTATTGAAGATGAGCTTCGTTTGTGGAGTGCTGATACCTTTGGGCAAGACCTAGTCTTTAACGCTGAGTACGGTCCTGTTTACTACTATGCGGGGATTAATGTTTCGTTAAGCGGTCAGATAGCAGGTAGGGGTATTAATATTCGTGCTATGGCGGGTACTGATGGGTTTGCTCCTGCTGTGGGTACACGGGTGTTTGTTACTGAAGAGCGGCATGTTGTTATACTAGGTGCTAATGATCCTACGCTTCCTGTAGTTCTTGCGGGTAGTTTTGAACTAGGTATTCCTTATGTTATTGACACTGTAGGCACTACGGACTTTACTCTACTAGGTGCTTCTAAAAACGAGATAGGCCAGTATTTTACAGCCACAGGGACAGGTTCAGGAGCTACTACAGGAAAAGCAATTAACGCTCGTAGAGACCCTTTATTAGTCCAATGGTGCGATCAAGAAAACCCACTTATCTGGGACCCTTCGGATATAACTAACACTGCTGGTTTCTATAGGCTTACAAATGGTAGTGAGATAGTTACCTCAGAGAAGACACGTAAAGAAGTTATTGTTTGGACAGACTCTGCTATCTATTCCATGCAGTATCAGGGACAGCCTTTTATATTTGGGTTTAACCTTATCTCTGCTGAGGTAACTATAGCTTCGCCTAACGCTGCAACTACTGCTAATGGCATTACTTACTGGATGGGTATTGATAAATTCTATGCTTATTCTGGTCGTGTAGATACACTTCCTTGTTCGTTAAGACAGTATATATTTGATGACTTTAACACCGACCAAGCGGCTCAGGTATGTTCTGGTACTAATGAGAAGTACAATGAGATTTGGTGGTTTTATCCTTCTGCAGACTCTGAAACTATTGACCGTTATGTTATTTACAACTATCTTGAAAAGCTTTGGTACTACGGGCAAATGGAAAGAACTGCGTGGCTAGACTCTCATATACAGGGTCTTCCTTGGGCTACTGTTGATGGCAAGTTGGTACAGCATGAAAGTAGCGTGGATAACGGACTAACTAATCCTCCTAGTGCGATTGTAAGTTATATAGAGAGTGCCGATTTTGACATTAGTGAGGGCGATCAGTTTTCTTTTGTTAAGCGGGTTATTCCTGACGTTGACTTTATTGGTTCTACCGTACCTGCTCCTTCTATTACAATGACTATCTCGGCTAGAAACTTTCCGGGTCAAGGTACATTTCTTTCTACTGATGCCCCTGTAATTGCAGGTAATAAGGTAACTACACAGGTGTATGATTACACAGATCAAGTTTGGATACGCCTACGAGGTAGACAGATAGCCTTTAGAATAGGTAGTGAAAACTTAGGTATAAAGTGGCAGTTGGGAACTCCTAGACTTCAGGTGCAACCTGATGGACGTAGAGGGTAAGTATGAAAAACCCCGGCTTTAGTATCCCAACTCCTGATGTACTGCCTCTGCCCCCTTTGGAGTATGATGTGCAGTATATGAACTCTTTAATAAGGCTCTTGAACTACTACATACAACAACAGGCTAATCCGGGGCATTTACGGGGGACTGAACTTGTGCTTACTCTAACAGGGGCGGGTGCAGTACAGCCTATAGCTTCTATAGAGCATATTATAGACCCTGCTAGTGCCTTAGTCGGTAAAACGATTGTTAATATTATAGACCTTCCAACGGCTACTACTGGACTAAGTTCTGGTGATGTTTGGAATAGTGCTGGTACCCTTAAAATTGTATAGAGAATAAATATGGCATATAACACAACTGCAAAAGGCTTATCATCTCTAGGACGTCACGGAGACAACACGCTCTTACATGTTAGCGAAGACGAACTGGCTGGACTT